TTCTGCTATAGTTGGTTCTTGTTCAGAATATTCTGGGAGAATTTCATCTGGAATATTTTCCAATGCTTCTGCTGCGTCTAATTCATTAATAGCTTTTGCTAAATCTTCGGTATTCTTTATTATTCTTTTATTTCCAAGTTCTCTAACTGCTTTAGTTATGTTACTGAATATAGCATCTTGGTTTTCATGCGTAGATAAAACTTTTAAGAAATCACTTGGATTTTCACGGGCAAGTTTTAATAGCTTCTCACCTACGAAAATAGACTCTTTTTCACCCTTACTAACCCCTACCTTTTCCTCTTTTCCTTCCTTATTAACTTTATATGAGCCTAATATATTCTCAACATCGCCCTTTGATGTTAATATTTGCGAAACTACATCTGCTACACCTTTTTTATCTTCCAAAGACAAACCAGCATCTTTAAGACCTTGGTTAATATCTCGTATTAATTGTTGCTTCTTTTTCTCTTTTCCAAATTCAACTGGAATACCAATACCAGCCCCTGGGATTCCTAAACCACCACCAGCAACTAAACCTGCATGTAAACTTCTCTGTGCTTCTTCATCCCAATAATGAGCAATGGCAACATCGGTAAGGGATTGCAATGCTTCATCTGGGTTTGCTCCATAGCCACTTAACACTGCCCATTCAACCATTTGCTCTGTCATATATTGAGTATATTCTTGAGCACCCTCAACTAATGGTTGCGTTAAAGCACCTGCCGTTTTCACACTGGCAGTTTTCATAAATGTTTGCCAACCGCCAACTCTTTTAGCTTCACCTAAAACAGCTTTCGTAATACTTCTTCTTAATGCCTTCTGACCAACTCCACGCAAACCAGACCATTTTAAAAACCAACCAAATGAAGTTGCTTCTTCTATACCTGCAAGTGAACCATATATCATAGATGAAAATGCCGCTGCTTCATTTGCTTCTCTTATTGATAAACCTTCTTCCCTAGCTGTATCAAATACTTCCATACTATGAATACCAGCTTCCATCACACCAGAAGATAATGCTAATGGTAAAAAACCACCACCAGTAGCCAAAGTAGCAACAGCCATTGTTGTTAATGATGGAATTACATCAGCAAGACTTCTTGCTAAAATATCTGGATGATACCAATTAGCATCATCACCAGAAAATCTAACAGGTTCATCTTGATTCCATTTCATCAAAGCCTGTATTTCTACATTGCTTTGAAGGTCTTTCATTTTTTCATGACGCCAGTCAGCCATTTCTTTTACAACGGCTACACCAGAACCTCCAGGGTCAATAGAGATGGCAGTGGAAAGAGTAGTAACTAAATTAGCAAAACCCATTGGAAGTTGTTTAAAACCATAACCAATAGATGCTGCTAATTGGTCTCCTTTTGTTATTTCTCCGAAATGTTTTTCAGGAGTAGTGCCTTTTGGAGTTAATGTTCTCATTCCAGTAGCGACACCAGGCGGGAGGTTATCTAAATCAATATCTTTGTATAGCTTTTGCCCAGACAAAGAAGGAAGGTCTATTTCAGCTTCTGGAATTTTCCAGTTTAGTTGAGCAAGTTGAGGTTCTTTTTTAAAAGCTAACTTTAAAACAAATTCATCATCAAAAGAACTATATTCTGGATGTAATTTTATATAACCAGCTAAAAATTTGGATAGGTCATACGCTTGTCCTGGCATAACCTAGTCCGTTATTAATGAAGACTCAATAATATTCCGCATTGCTGGATTCATATTCAATTCTTCTTTAGTAAATAGTATATCCATTTTTGGAGCACCTTCTTTCGTCATTTTATAAATGTCAATCATATTAATCATAGATTGAATCCTATTTTCTTTCTCTGACCCAGAAATGAACTCAAATGTTTTTCTAGGGTCAAGAGTTCCAATTTCAGAAGAATTATTCATCCACCAATCTGCTAATTCTTGTTTTGCCAAATCAATTACTTCTTTTTCTCCAATTCCAATAGCTACATCAATTTGGTCAAACAATAAATCAGCATCTTTTGGAATTTCAGCATCACTCATCTTTTTATGTAATTGATAAATAGTATCAGCTGATTGAGATTTAATTTCTTCAACATTCTTAATATCGCCTTCTGCTGTAAATTTAATACCTGCTGTAAATGGCTGAACATCTGCTTCCTTAATATCAGTTTCTTGTAAAATACTATTAAAATTATCAATTTTGTTTTCTAATTCAGAGTTCCATTCTCTACGTTCAATTTTATTAATTAATCTGCGTTCTTTTATTTCTTCAGTTTCAACCCTTCTAGTTTCAGCATCAATAGCTTTTTTAATAGCTTTTTCAGCAGTAACATCTTGTTGTTCAGAAATTGGAACTCCTGTTAATAATATGTCAAGTGCTTTTTGTGGATGTTCAGCAGAGAGTCTTTCTGCCGATTTTACCCTTGCTTGAGTATATTCACCAATATTTTCATCAAAATCTATTTCAGGAGTTGACAAATTAGTATCAAAACCTCTTAAACCAACTTTAAGCTTTCTAAGTGTTTCTAATTCAGCAAATCTATCTAAAGCACTAGCTATAGCTGGTTTATAAACCTTATCTGAAATATCAGCCAATTCATCTAATTGATTCTTTTCAATAGAAAGTACTATAGCTTTTGCATTATCAAACCCAGCTTGATCACCTTTTTTAATTGCTTTTCCTAATTCGTCTAATGTATTACTAAAACTTGCAATTTTTAAAGATGCTTCTTTTTTATTTTCAAGAGAATCTTTTAAATAACTACCAACAATTTTACCTAATACATTTAAACGTGGAGAACCAGCTTCACTTACTTGACGAAATTGGTTAATTATTTTAGAACCAGCTTCAGGATTCGCTGTATTCATTTGATTAATTAAACTGTCCATAGCTTCGACTGCTCTCATATCTTGTGCTCTTATATTTTCACGTTCTATGATACCTCGTTGCTCAATAACTCTACCTAATGCTCCATGAAATGACTGTTGGAATATATCAAGTGCTTGCCCTAATGGGTCTTGTCCTATACTAATATTACGAGCCATTAGCCACCACCTACATTATCAAGATAAGATTGTTGCTGTTCTGGAGTTAAGCCTTCCCATATATGTTGTGGTATGCCACCACCAGCCCCCGCCACACCAGCAGTTGAACCTGCTCCACCCGGAGTACTCAAACTTGCTTGTTGAGCTTGGTCTAATTGTTCATATTGTTCATATTGACTATTTCCTTCAAAAGCCTCTAATTGAGCCAATTGTCCTAACGCACTATACACATCTGAAGCGTAATCAGAATAAAAACCTTCAAGTTGTTTTTGAAAACCTTGTAAAGTTCCTTCTCTTACAGCTCCAGAATATTGGTCAATTGCTTTATTTTCAGCAAGACCAGAACCAGCTTTCATTTCCCCAGATGCAATTCCAATATTCTTTAAACTGAATTGAGTATCAGTCCTAGCAAGGTTTTCACGTTCTCTATTATATTGTGGAATATATTTTTCATATTCCTTTCCTGCTCCGCCAAATATATCTAATATTTGAGATGGAGTCATTCCTATTAATTCTTGATTAGTTGGTCTATTATAATCTGTTGGCATAATTAGCCTCCAGTAACATTTACTGTATTCATTAGTTCAGGGTTGCTCTCTGTATATTTTTTAATTAAGTCTGGTTCTTTTAAATACTTAAAATAATCTTTAATAGTCCCACCTTTATTAGTTTTCATAAATTGATAAAGATTTTGCGTATCTCCACCAAATTTAGTCCAATAATCTGTATTAGTCAATGCTCCAACAGCGCTTTCACCTTCTTTAATAGCTTCAAAACCACCACCCATAGCAAAAGCAGTAGCAAGGTCAGTAGCAGTCCCAACCAAATTACTTATATTTTCTGATTTATCATATTGTTTTAATTGTCTATTAATTTCTTTTGATTCACTTGCAAGAAATTTACCTTCACTTACTTTCTTTTTCTCTGCATCACTAAAAATATCTGCACCATATTTACCAATTTGTTTACCAACAAATGAACCAGCTGGTCCAAATGCTAAACCAACTATTGAACCAATAGTTCCGGCAATTTTTTGATAACGAGATTGTTCTTCCCTTGCTCGTTCAGCTCGACGTAATTCACGTTCTTCTCTTAAACGTTCACTTGTTACGTCTTTTTTTAACATTGCTTCTGCGTATGTAGCCATAATTTTATCCTAATAAGTATCCTGAAAAATAAGTGTATTGATTATCTGCGTGTCCAATAATATCTGTTTGACTTGTACCAGCGCCTTGATATATCCGAACTTGAGCAGTATCATCTTTATCAAAATCACATATAGCAAAAATAGGAGGTAAAGTATGCCAACTTGAATCAGCATCAAAATATTTATCAACGTCTCTATAAGAATAATAATCCTTTTTTGCTGTTACAATCCTTAATATATAAGAGCTAGCAGCAGAATCTAAAGAATTAACCGTTACTTGAGTATTTAGTAAATACTTTCCTGCAACTGGAGCAGTAAAAGTATCACTTGCAAAATTATCTCCTACATCGAAAAGTTTTGTATCAAAATCTATTGTAGTCCATGAATACGTTCCAATATTTGTATCAGCACTAGAATTATAGTACGAAAATGATGGCTGTAAAACCTCTTTTCTGTGTCTGCCTATAGTAAGATTTTTATCAACTTTTAAATCTTTATCAACATATTCATTTCCATCTCTTGTAAGATTCTTCCACCAAAGCATACCTTTTAGTTTTTTATATAATCTTGCAGGTTTCCCTTTTGGATGAGCAAGTAACATTTGACCTTCAGGGATATTTTTATTACCAGGATAATGATCAGTTGTAACAATATTATCTTGTTTAACATTTAAAAGTTTTCTTAATTCTCTATCACTCATTGTACTCGCCTACGTGGTAAATTACGATATTCAATGTTAATATCATTAATATTAATTGTTCCACTTGAAGCTGGGTTAAATTTTAATTGCAAACTCTGAACTAATAATGGTGAATTAGAACTATGGTCAAAAGTAGCAACTTCCCAAGCGCTTGATGAATCTAGTGTTGCATCAGCTGAGTCACCATCAATAGATATTTGGTCAAAATCAGTAAAACTGTTTTTACCATCAACAGAATATTCAAGAGGTGTAGTTTGGTTCACGCTACTTTTATATGTCATAATAATTTTATAAATTTTAGTATATGTACCAGGACTTCCAAAATCAATATCTTTTGTTCGTAATTCTATATTACTTTTTCCTGTGGTATCATCACTATCCCATTTTTTAAAATCAACATTACTCCCATTTTCATAAGCAATAATTAAATCACCATTCCAATCATGAACAAAATTTGAAACAACCGCATTCCTAATTCTAACATTCCCTATACCATCATCAGAAACCCATGTATCAGTTATTTCAAAAGTATTAGTTGCAACATTTGTCGCTGTAAAATTTCCATTATAATTAGTAGTGCCACTTATTTCTATAGTTGCATTTTCTGATATTCCATGACTTGCAGATGTAACTGTTACCTGACCTCCACCAGCATTTGCGAATGTTGTAATATCAAGTAAACCAGGAATGGCATCAATTAACTTAACCCATGAAGCTGTTTTAAAATCATAAAGATAAGCATCACCACTATCAGACTCATTACCAGTACAATCTTTCATTACTATTAATTGTTTTTTGTGACGTTCATATCCTATAATAGATTGGTGTGTAGATGTAATACCAATAAAATCAGACCATTCATCATCATCTATTTTAGAAGGAATATTATTAATATCATCACCAATTAAATTTACAATCTTTGAACCATTATAAAAATAACAACCACTATCATTAACCCAAGCAACTCCAAATTCTGTACGAGTAACAGCGGATGGATTACGAATACCCATATACTTATGCTTACTTTCTAACGACCACCCTGTTGGGCTTGAAGAAGATATATTAATTATTTGAACTGAATTTTGTTTAAACGCAAGCAACCTATCTGCAAATTCAATACCACAAACATAATTTTCAGCATCTCCACGCACTACAGTAATATAATTATCTGGTAAAAATGTATCAAATTTATTAGGCAATGAATAATAAATTCTATCACCAAATATTATATTTTCTGATACTCCTTCATCATATTTACGAACATTTAACAAAAAAGAACGTCTATTAGCAACTAACCCAAATTTCCATTGTTCAGAATCTCCACCCATAGAATTAGAAATAATTTCATGGCTATAGCCATTCAAAGACTCATAAGTATCTAAATTTTGAATAAGAGAAGTAATAGTACCAGTTATAATGTCAGTTGCCGGAGTAGCTCCGTCAGCCCAAGCAGAATAAGTTCCATCTAAAGTAGCTCTTCCACCACGTCTCATGTCAATATCACATAAAAGAATCCAAGCATCATCTGAACCACTAATACGAGTATATGCTCTTGCCCCACTTATTCTTGGATTATAACCAGTAGCATCAGTTTTTGCATGAACAGAGATAGTAACACTATCGCCATCTGCAACTGTAAAAGTATCTGCACTTTTATATAATAAAGATTCTTGGTTTCCATCATAAATAAAACTTATTGCTACCTCATAGGTAGCAGCTTCCCATTCGCTATCAGAATTAGCAGGAGTAGCAATGTCTAAATCAAAACCAACATTAGCAGTTGGATAAGTATTACCTATTTGACAATCTGTAGGAGCAGTTAATTTATTATCTTTTTCATAAAAATCGAAATACTGGTCTTTTGCTTGAGCATCTTGAAAATGAGTTCTATTTATAAATCCATACCATCGGATTCTGGAAGCATTATCAAACTCAGCATCACTTGCCCTTATAGCCCCATCTATTGCATAGTAAACTATTTTACCAGCAGTATATTGAGGTACATTTGTTCCAACTATATTAATCTTGCTACTTGTCCATGCTGTTTCGCTCCTTTCATCTGCATTTTTAGAATAAATATCAACTTTATTATTATCTGCATCAGATAAAACTACAAAAACATCAGAATCTTTCATTAATTTAATTGTAGCAGATGTATTACTTTCTCCCGTAAGAGTTGGATTAACAGACATTCCAAGAGAAGATGAAAAACTTCTAATAAGATAAAAAGCATCATTATTAGTAGAGCCTTTAGCCCTTATTTGTTGACCTACTCGGAAGATAGAACTCCAATCCAAACGACTTCGACCTGTTGCATCATTGCCATCCCAAGAATGAACTATATCAAAAGTATTAGCAGTAATATTTGATAGAGCATAAGAATCTCCATTATAATTAGTAGTATGACTAATATTAACAAGATGAGTACTTGAATACCCATGATTTGCTGATGTTGTAACAGTAACTTTTCCACCACCAGCATCAGCAAAAGATGAAATGGTAGTTTCCATATTAATATACCCACTAACAGCATTGGTATATGAAAAATCCAAATTAGATATTCCAGTTACACTTATTGGTGCTTGTTCATAATCACTCTCTAAAACAGCAAGTCCATATCCACCGACAAGAGTGGCTGCTTGACTATCAATGACACCATGAGCCTCCATAGTACCAGGAGTACGAACAGCACCTTGCTCATCAACCATAATATTCTTTGCAACAGCTAATTCATTTAGTTTAATGTCTCGTGGGTCTTTAACTGAATTAAGACCACCAGAAAAATCATTTAATGTTAAAACCTCTTTAGGCATTTTTCATTATCTCACTTAATTCATTTGCTCTATTAGGCGTTTGTTTCGCCCAACGTGAATCTAACATTTCTTTTCCTGCCATTATATAATCTTCACCTTTTATAAATTCAATCGTTTTTCTGAACTTTGAGAATCCTGTAACTCCAAGCTGGTAACACATATTTATCACCACTTCTTGAACTGTGCTTGGTTGCTTACTTAACCAGTGAAACTTATTGAAACACCTGATAATGAGCTGTGCAAGTTTTCGCTCAAGAATGATGGAAGAAATGTCCTCGTCGAGACGTAAGTCCTTGATAGCAAAACCGTACCCAATCGTATCGAATCCGAGTGTGTCTTTGTAGACTTTACTCCTGAATCCTTCATGGTGTTTAATCTGTTCTTTAAGCCTGTCATAGTTCATTTAAAATATCTTCCACTTCAACGAAATAACGGCTTTTAAAACATCAAGAATTTCTTTCATTATCTTTTCTTTTTCGGCTTTTGTAACTTTATTGTCCTTATTCGCCTGTTCCAACGTTTTAACAACATCACCAACCTCTTTCATCACTATTCGATATTTTGCACTCATAAGGGTCGCTACACCCGCCAAAATCAATCCTAACAGGTAAAACCCATTAGACCATGTTAAATAATCACTCATCCTACTTTTCCTTTCAAGTAATGTAGTTCTTCTTTAATCTTACTAATTTCTTCAAGAACTTTCTCATGTCTCATATCAGTTTGCATGTCCGATGTATTCCACCGATCAATTAATTTAATTGTAATTTTTTCTACCTTATCCAGCTTTTCAATCATTGTTTTCTGCAAAAACTTAATCAATCCAGCAAATAAAACCGCCACAACTCCAATCATTCCTATTTCAGCGAAATTCATAAATCTATGCCCTGCATAATGGGTATACGTGGGAGGAGTACGAGGTAGGGATAACAACAGGGCATAATTATTTCTGATTAATTAATAGCTTTTCGATTCTATCCAGCTTTTCATTCATAAATTTGACTTCGTTATCAAATGTTTCTCTGGTTACAAATTCCGATTTTAATTCACGATAATCCATATGCACATCGTCAGTCATTATATGATTGCTTATCTTATTCCCCATCGTAGCCCAAGCGACTGAAATAGTTATAATTATCGT